CCACTCCAATTACCACATTTGCTGGAGGAACCAACTGGAAACAAGTGAGTGGTGGAGATGAGGGTACGGCAGCAATCAAGACCGATGGAACCTTATGGACTTGGGGTCTTGGAAATAGCCTATCACCTCTACTTGGAACTAATGATACAATCACTAGATCCACTCCAGTCACCACTTTTGCCGGAGGAATCAATTGGAAACAAGTGAGTTGTGATGGTCTTTATACAGCAGCAATTAAGACTGATGGAACTTTATGGACTTGGGGTAATGGGGGATTTGGACGACTTGGAACTAATGATGGAACCAATAGATCCACTCCAGTCACCACCTTTGCCGGTGGAACCAACTGGAAACAAGTGAGTTGTGGAGAACTTCATGCCGCAGCAATCAAGACCGATGGAACCTTATGGATTTGGGGTAATGGAGGTCAAGGACGACTTGGAAATGCAGTAACAACAGGTAGTATATCTACTCCAGTCACCACATTTGCCGGTGGAACCAACTGGAAACAAGTGAGTGTTGGTAATCAATATACAGCAGCAATTAAAACTGATGGAACCTTATGGACTTGGGGTAGTGGAAGTTCTGGACAACTTGGAAATGCAACAACAACAAACACATCCACTCCAGTCACTACCTTTGCCGGTGGAAACAACTGGAAACAAGTGAGTGGTGGAAATGCTCATACAGCAGCAATTAAGACCGATGGAACTTTATGGACTTGGGGTGGTGGAGATTCTGGACGACTTGGAAACGCATCAACAACCTTTAGATCCACTCCAGTCACCACATTTGCCGGTGGAACCAACTGGAAACAAGTAGATTGTGGTGATTCTCATACAGCAGCAATTAAGACCGATGGAACCTTATGGACTTGGGGTTTTGGAAGTTTTGGAAGACTTGGAGACAATACTACAACCAATAAACTCACTCCAGTCACCACCTTTGCCGGTGGAACCAACTGGAAACAAGTGAGTTCTGGAGGTGGTACTATATCAGCAGTCCAAGCAGGAACCTCAGCAGATCTCCCATTCTCATAAATACCTAAAAAGACCGATGGAAATAGCACTTATTCATAACAACGCATTAGAACTTGGTCCTTTTGGAGCAAATGTTCGTTATATTAATGAAGAATTAGAAGAACTTGAAGTGGTAGAAAGAATATCAAATCAATCTTTTACTCAACTTCCTATTCATTTTAGTGATGGACTTACTCATCTTGTTCCAACAGAAAGAGTAATTCCAGAGAATGACCCCAAGTATCATAATGTAGGAAACTTTTCTTGGGAAATTATTGAAGAAAATGGAGTTCCCACTAAAGTCCTATTAACATATCCAATTACCGATAAGACTTTAGAAGAAGTCAAAACACTTCGTAAGCAAGAAGTTGCCCCATATAGAAGAGAAAAGGAAAATACTATACTCACACTTACAATAAATGGAACCGAGGTAGAAGTATCAACCTCAAGAGATGAGAGACTTCTATTAGCAAGTAAGTTAGCAGCATCTCCAGGTCCTCATAACTTTAAGTTCCAGAATACTTGGTTAGAGATTACCACAACAGAACTTCAATATATTCTCAATCAAATTGATATAAAAGTTCAAGAAGCATTTGATTGGGAATTAGCAAAACTTCAAGAGATTGATGCCTGTAATACGATTGATGATGTTTATGCTGTTGTGATTAGAGAACAACCACAAACACCATAGTAAAGTAAAATGAGTTCTTTAAGAGTTACAACCAATTTTAGGGATAGTAATAGTGTTGATTTAGGTACTAAGTTAATCACCAAAGATTATTTGATGAGTGTTTATCCTGAGATTGGTCAACGGATTGGAATTCCTCCAGAACTTTGGACTTGGGGTGCTGGAGCTAATGCAAGACTTGGAAATGGAGCAACAACAGGGAATATATCCACTCCAGTTACTACTTCTGCCGGTGGAACCAACTGGAAACAAGTGAGTGCTGGTGGATCTCATACAGCAGCAATTAAGACTGATGGAACCTTATGGACTTGGGGTTTAGGTGCTAGTGGACGACTTGGAAATGGAGTAACAACAGGTAATATATCCACTCCAGTCACCACCTTTGCCGGTGGAACCAACTGGAAACAAATAAGTTGTGGATACTCACATACAGCAGCAATTAAGACTGATGGAACCTTATGGACTTGGGGTTTTAGTGGTGATGGAAGACTTGGAAACGCAGTAATAACAGGCAATATATCCACTCCAGTCACCACCTTTGCCGGTGGAACCAACTGGAAACAAGTTAGTACTACTTCCTTTTCTAACCATACAGTAGCAATCAAAACTGATGGAACTTTATGGACTTGGGGATATAATGCTAATTTACAACTTGGTAATAATGCTACAGGTAATAGATCCACTCCAATCACCACATTTGCCGGAGGAACTAACTGGAAACAAGTAACTTGTGGAACTAGTCATACATCGGCAATCAAGACCGATGGAACCTTATGGACTTGGGGTTCTGGAACTAATGGACAACTTGGAAACGCAACAATAACCAGCACATCCACTCCAGTCACCACCTTTGCCGGAGGAACCAACTGGAAACAAGTGGCTGCTGGAGGTGCTCATACAGCAGTAATAAAATCAGTAGACTTCGCAAGTTTCTAATAAATACCTCAAGATACATTCAATATTCTTTATGAACCCCCTTGAGTTGGTCACAAAAACACTGTATTCATTCAACGAAAAAGAACTCACAACACAAGTTCTTTCGGCATTTGGAAAGAGAGCAGAAACTTTTCAGCAATATGATGATGTAGCAAAGATTTTCTTTGAGATTAAAGATTTCTCAAATGCGATTACTTATGGCGAGAAAGCACTCAAACTCACAAAGACCAAAGAAGAAAAATATACAACATCAAAAAATCTTATCAACGCATACAATCAAAATAACTATCCAGAAAAAGCAATCACTCAAATATCAAAAATCAAATCACAAAATCCTCAAGATACCGAACTTCTTTTAGAGGAAACATTTTCATATTCTGCTTTAGGTCAAAATAATAAAGCAGAGAAACTTTTATTTGATTTACTCAAAAAGAAACTGCCACCTGAGATAGAAAGAAAAGCATATCACAACTTATCGGGTCATTACTTCAGGAAGGATGATATTCGCACAGGACTTCAACACTTTCTCAAGGCAGGAGAAGTGGAAGCATATAAGAACCGACAACTTCCACCATTTCCAAAGTGGGACGGAACACCAGAGCCTGGAAGAACGATTATCATAGACAGTCAGTGTGGTGCTGGTGATGAGGTTATTCATATTCGTTTTATGAAGCACCTGAAAGAACTTGGTATGAAACCAATCTGGACTTCTACAAGAAAAGAACTGGTGAAACTCTTCAACTATAATGGGTTTCACTCTGTGTGTATCTACGATAAACCAGAGTTTCCAGAAGATGCCTGCTGGGTTTATGCTCTTGCTCTACCTTATTATCTCAATCTAAAAGTAGAAGATTTGGGTCAAACTCCTTATCTAAACCCATTACCAGAAAAACAAAAGCAATACTCTTATCTACAAGAAGACCAAAACTATAAGATTGGAATGTTTTGGAACTCTGGTTCTGGATTTGAGCAGGCACATTTTCGTTCTATTCAACCAGAACCTTTGTTTGATATTCTTTCTAAAACTCCAGCATCTTTATATTCCCTACAACTACCAGACCAAGTACCACCAGAAGGTTATGATGTAAAGACTTTTGATATTCCAAATCGTGACTTTACGGATACATTTTCAATTGTATCTCAAATGGACTTGGTGATTACTTCGTGTACTTCTATTGCTCATATCGCAGCAGCACAAGGTAAGAAAGTTTGTGTGTTTGTGCCAATTATGGAATATTATGTATGGACAAGTTCAACAGGAAAGTCTTGGTGGTATGGTGATAATGTTCATCTCTTCAAGCAAAAGAAACCAAGAAACTGGGACGAACCTTTGAAGCAATTGGGAGAGTTTCTAAATGATAGAGGAATATAACTTATCCTTTCTCAATCTAAATACGATTAAGAACACACTTTTACAGATAGAAGCAAGTTCTCACGGACTTGTCACTAAAGGGTTTTCCACTTATAATTATGGAATGCCTATTCTAATGTATCCAGAACTGACTGGATTGCGGAATATTTTCAAACAATATGTTAGATTATATTGTAATAAGTATGATATTCCTCCACTCAAGTTTATCAATAGTTGGTTCAATATCTCACAAGCAGGAAATAAACTCAAGGCACATAAGCACGAAGAAAGTATTGTAAGTGGAGCATTTTATATTTCTGGAAGCACTCCTTTGATATTTCCAGATACTTCAATTCATCCTTATCCAGGACTATTGGTTATCTTTTCAAGTGATTTGGTTCATTATACAGAAGAAGAAACTGAAGAACGAATTATTATTAGTTTTAACACGGATTACTTATGAAATTTTTATTTTTAGTTGGTTCGGCACTCAAACACTTTCAAGAGAAAGATTTTAGTGCCTATGATGAGCAACAAAGATTTGAGCAAACCTTAGAAACGATTGAGTGTATTCGTAAGAAAGTTCATAATTCTTATGTGGTTTTATTTGAGTGTTCTTCTAAATCAATTGATGAAAACCAAAAAGATATTCTCAAAGAAAAAACGGATTTGTTTCTGGAGTTTTATGATGAACCAGTTCTCAAACAAATCTATGAAAATCTTGAGGCAAGACCAGAACTGATTACATACGGCAAATCACTATTAGAAACAAGAGGATTACTGAATACTCTTTATGTAATACAAAAGCATAATATTTTTAATGATAGTCAAAGAGTATTCAAATTGACTGGTAGATATTTACTGAATGATGATTTTGATATTCAAGATTATCAAAGTAAGTTCCTTGAGAATAAGTATGTAATTAAAAAGTATGACTACCTTTCACAAGAAATGGAAAACTATGAAAAAGAACTTGAGAATGTTTATGCTTATCTCTATGGAGCAAAGGGTATGATGATTACGGGTCTTTGGTCTTTTGATAGAATGTTATTTACTGATACTATAGAAGCACTTGAAAAAGCATTTACTTATATGGAAAAAATGATACAGTTTACTGCCGGAACTGATGTAGAACATTCACTTTATCGTTTTATCAATAAGAAGAATGTTATTGATATTCCTAATCTTGGTCTTACGATGGTCAAAGGAATGTCCGGTGAAAATGGTGGAGTGTATCATTCGTGAAACTAGCAATCTTTTATCATATAGGACAAATGGGAATAGGTGCTTTCATTTACCAGCAACAATTACATAGATTATATGCTTCAGGATTACTTCAAAATGCTGATTATACTTATTTTAGTGTAAATGGAAGTCAAGAACTTTTTAATGTTCCTGATAAAGTAATAGTTAAGTATAATAAGGAGGAAGATTGGGGAACTGAAAAAACCACCTTATTAGCACTTAATGATTTCTGTAAGAATAATCCAGATTATAAGGTTCTTTATTTTCATACCAAAGGAGCAACAAAGAATGAACTTTCGGTTCAATCTTGGAGATTAATGATGGAATATTTTGTGATTGATAAATGGAAGGAATGTATAAAGTATCTAGATACTTATACTTGTGTTGGTTCTCATTTGGGAACTATTGGGCCAAGTATTTGTGCCGATGGTTCTTTAATACCAAATGATAAGACTTATGCTTATATGGGAAATTTTTGGTGGGCAAATGCTTCCTATATTAATACAATCAAATCACGATACTTAAACTCTGAGTGTAGAATGGAAAAGGAAAGATGGATTGGTGATAGTGATAGTTGCTATCCAAAGACTTTATATAATGATGTATTATTTGAAGAAAATCCTTTTGAGTTTAATAATTATAGTTATTATTTTAAGGAGGGTGATTATGTTTCGTGAGTGTGGAGAATGTACTGCCTGCTGTTCTTGGTTGGTGGGCGATGCTTTTGGATGGAAGTTTGGGTGTAGTCAATCTTGTAGATTTCTAGAAGAAGGTGGTTGTGGAGTTCATAAGGCACGACCAGAAGTCTGTAGGAATTATCAGTGTGCTTGGTCTCAACATTTACTTCCAGAAGAAATGAGACCTGATAAGTGTAATGTATTGGTCTCTGTAGAACAAAATGAGAACGGGCAGTATCTAAAGGCAGTTGGAATAAATAATAAAAAGATATCTGCTGATGTAAAAGATTGGTTTATAAAGTGGGGAGAGAAAATGAATACTCCAATTATGATATCAGAGTAGTTTCCAAGTCTTTAGAGGTCCCTAATGCCTACATTTTATAACTTTACGGAAAATGGAGTTGTCTATAGTTTTGATGATGTCTTTGTGCCTGCTGATTTGTTTCGTGATGGGAACTTATTCACTTGGGGTGCTGGAGGTACTGGAATACTTGGAAATGCAGCAACAACCGATAGATCCACTCCAGTCACCACATCTGCTGGAGGAACCAACTGGAAACAAGTCAGTGGTGGGGCCGCGCATACAGCAGCAATAAAAACCGATGGAACTTTATGGGTTTGGGGTTCGGGAACTTATGGAAGACTTGGAAATGCATCAACAACCAATAGATCCACTCCAGTCACCACATTTGCTGGAGGAACCAACTGGAAACAGGTAAGTGCTGGAAATGGTTTGACAGCAGCAATCAAGACCGATGGAACCTTATGGACTTGGGGTTATGGTGCTAATGGAAGACTTGGAAACGCAGCAACAACCGATAGATCCACTCCAGTCACCACATCTGCTGGAGGAACCAACTGGAAACAGGTAAGTGCTGGAAATGGTTTGACAGCAGCAATCAAGACCGATGGAACTTTATGGGTTTGGGGTAATAATGCTAGTGGACAACTTGGAAATGCTGGCACAACTAGTAGATCCACTCCAGTCACCACATTTGCTGGAGGAACCAACTGGAAACAAGTGAGTTCTGGATTTGAGTTTACAGCAGCAATCAAGACCGATGGAACTCTTTGGCTTTGGGGTAAAGGATCTAGTGGTCAACTTGGAAACAATAGTAATGGCGATATATCTACTCCAGTCACCACATTCGCTGGAGGAACCAACTGGAAACAAGTGGGTGCTGCTGGATACTCTCCAGCAGCAATCAAAACCGATGGAACTCTATGGGTTTGGGGGTTTTCTTTTAGTGGAAGACTTGGAACTGGTGAGCCGCCATTTACCACTAAATTCACACCAGTCACCACATTCGCTGGAGGAACCAATTGGAAACAAGTCAGTTCTGGATTTAATCACACAACAGCAATCAAGACCGATGGAACCTTATGGACTTGGGGTTATGGTGCTAATGGAAGACTTGGAAACGCAGCAACAACTGATGTATCCACTCCAGTCACCACATTTGCCGGAGGAACCAACTGGAAACAAGTGAGTTCTGGAGATAGTGCTCATACAGCAGCACTCACCTACCAAGACCCAGGCATCTAAATACTCATAACAATCAAAATATTATGAAGACATTATATTTTCTTGGAGGACTTCCAAGAAGTGGTTCTACATTATTAGGGTCTATACTCAATCAACATCCAGACATTTATGTATCACCAACATCTCCATTAGGTGATGTGGTGACTGATATTGAGCAATCATTCAATAAAGTAGACCAGCAGTTTACCTTTGACCGTAAAGCAATATCTTATAATGTCTACAAGGCAGTTCTTGCGAACTTTTATAATCATATTCCAAAGTCAACAATCCTAGACAAGCACAGATTTTGGGGTAAGAACCTTGATACGGTTCAAATGTTTCTTTCAAACAAACCAAAGATTGTAGCAACTTATCGTTCTATTCCAGAAGTTCTTACATCTTATATCTCACTGATAGAAAGAACCAAGCACGAAGATAATTTTATTGATAATCATTTGAGACGAGACAATCTTCCAATCACAAATAACAATCGTGCTGATTATATTTGGAGATATTATGTTGCTCCATCTTATGAGAGTATGGTATATGGTCTCACAAAGTATCCAGACTGGGTTCATCTGGTAGAATATAGTCAACTCATTTCTAATCCACAAGAAGAACTCAATAAGGTCTATGAGTTTTTAGAAGTTTCTCCTCAAGACAATAACTTCAATGAGATTGAGAATGCTTGTGGAGAACAGAAAGACGAAGCCTGGGGACTAAAAGACCTTCATACCATTCGTCCAAAGTTATCTAAAATCTCACAAAATCCTATTGATATAATAGGAGAAGAAAATGTAAAACTATATTCCAAGTTTGATTTATGAAAACTCATTTGTTAGTTGTTCTTCAGTCTCATTCAAAAGGAAACCGAGATGATAGTCACGAAAGATATTGTGAAGCACCAAAGATAGAAGTATCATCAAGATGTATTTTTTCTGTAATTGATAGTCTTAACTATGCTCAAGAACAATATCCAGATTATGAAATAGAACTCCAAATTTTTGACGACCATTCAGACCAAGAGTTTCTAGATATTCTTCAAAGATTGATTGATACGGCAAAGTTCAAAGTTAATTTGACCCATCTTGAAACTTATGGTATAATGCCTTCTATACTTCGTTGCTATGAACACGGCAGAGATTATGGAAAAGATTGGGTCTACTTTATTCAGGATGACTTTCTTCATCAACAAAACTCTGTTGAGTTGATGATAGATGCTATTAATCAGTTTAGTTGTAATCTAGGAAAACCTGCGAGTATCTTTCCATTTAATAAACCAGCAGAGTATCACGATCCTCAAAATACTGCTGTTCCCTGTAATCTTGTTGTTGGGAAAGACCGTTACTGGAGAACCAACATTCATCCAGCAGTGACTTTGATGACCCATAGTAGTATTATAAAACTTCACTGGGACTTGTTTTATAAAATGGGAACAAGTGAAGTGAGTGAAACGATGGAAATGGAGAGTATAGATAAAATCTATTATGAAAGAGGATATTATTGCTTTACTCCTATTCCCTCACTAGCACTTCATATGCAAACAGAATGGGATAAGGATTTCTTCCTTGATTGGAAGTCTTGGTGGAACGAATACGATTTGGAGAAACTGAATGAAAATTAATGTATATCTAAGGCACTGTTATTATTCTAAGATACAGGAAAGTCCGGGAAAACAAAGACCAGAATGGTGGGATAAGGAAAAGGTATTTCAAAACTTCAAGAACACTCTCAATCCAGAAACCACAAACTATACACTCATTTACGATGAACACTATGGTAAGATAGAAGATACTTTCCTATCACAAGAAGAGAATGTTCATATTATAAATGCTGGTGGAGAAGCAAAGAGTTTTATTGAGACTTTGAAGTATATTCAAACTCAAAATCATTCAGCAGAAGATATCATTTATTTTCTTGAAGATGATTATGTTCATCGTCCAAACTGGGATAAGATTTTGATGGAAGGATTTGAACTTGGTGTTGATTATGTAACTCTTTATGACCACGGTGATAAGTATATGGAGTTTTATAGTGAGTTTAGAACCAAGGTCTTACACTCAAAATCATCTCACTGGATGGCAACTCCTTCCACCACAAATACTTTTGCTGTGAAGTTTTCAACTCTTATGAAGGACTTTTCGGTTCATCATAAATATTCTACAGGAGTGGAACCATCAGCAGACCACCAAAAGTTTTTAGAATTAGCACAAAAGGGAAGAGTTCTTATATCTTCAATTCCCGGTTATTCTACACACTGTCAAGCAGATTTATTATCTCCCTGTATTGATTGGAAAGAATTTTTATGAAAGTGATGCAGATAGGGTCTAACAAAGGCGACGACCATCTATCAAAATATCTTAAAGACAACTATAAAGAATTAGATTTTGGTTTATTTGTAGAAGCAAATCCTCTTCATATTGGTAGTTTACTAAACTGCTATTCTTGTTATGAGAATGTTATTGTAGAGAATATTGCGATAAAAGTTCCATCATATCCTGATGATAAAGTAAAACTATATTATCATGAAAATGATGGTCCAATGTATCATGTTGCATCATTAGTTAAAGAACATATATTAGTGTATTATTTCCCAGAAGGATTAAGAAGTTTTGATATTCCTTGTATAACACTTGAACAATTATTTCACAAATATGAGATTACAACATTAGATTGGTTACTTCTTGATATTGAAGGTATTGATGCTGAGATATTATTAACTACAGATTGGACTAAATACGATATTAACAAAATAGAGTATGAGAAACTGCATTTAGGTTCTCACGAAAAAGAGATTGAAAATTTATTTAAACAACTTGGTTATGCTCAAGTTGAATCTCTTGATAAAAAATACGATGTTGCTTGGGAAAAATTATGAACATTACACTATATGCTATCTCTAAAAACGAAGAGAAGAACATTGGGAGATTTATTGAAATCTCCAAGAAGTTTATAAATACCGTTGTAGTTGATACTGGAAGCACAGATAATACAGTAAAACTACTGAAGGAAGCAGGCATTGAAGTCTATGAGCATCCACAAACGAGAGATGAATTTGATTTCTCCAAAGTAAGAAATCTGGCACTGTCTTATGTGAAGACTGACTGGGCATTTTCTTTAGACTTTAATGAGGATGTTGATGAGTTCTTTCCAGAAGGTCTTGATGTGATTGCTGAAGAGTTCACAGCATTCAGGCACGAACGATATGATAAGGTAGGAGACCAAGAACCAACTCCAGGTCAAACTGCTCATACTCGGTTTCATAGAACCAAGAACTATACTTGGGTAAATGCCGTTCATGAAAGTCCAGTCTTCATTCCAACTGAAGAACATTTGAATGAGAGTGCAGTTGATACTACAATTAAGATTACTAAAAATGTTCATAACACTGTAGACAAGCAACTCTTCTATCTGTCTATTTGCGAAAGAGAGTTTGAAAAAGATAAGTCAAACACTTATTACCTTTGGTTTATTTTCAAGCATTATTTTGAAGTCAAGAACCTCAATAAGGCACTTGAACTTGGTCAGGAGTATCTAAATCTTTCTAGAGCATACTTTGACCCCACCAGAATTGATGTGTTTATGATGTGTAGTATTGCTCTCATTAGCACTCAAAATATTCAGCAAGCATCCAACTATGCCTTTCATGCAGTAAGTGAGGCAATGAATGTTGGTGGAGATGTTATGGGTAAGGCATTTACTCATCTACTTAACATCGGTAAACTCACACAGAACCCAAACATTATTGTCTTTGCTTCGGGATTTAATCCAGAGACTTTAAGACTTAAGGAAAGAATGGATGCCATTGATAAACTTTTCCTGACTAATCTAGATGATACTCCAGCAACTGCTTGGTCTGGCCATCGTCAGTTTGCCGAATGGTTAGTTTCTTATATGAAACCAGAAGTTACTGTTGACCTTGGTGTTGATTGGGGATTTTCCACATTTTCACTAGCAATTCCTAGAATTGGTAAAGTATATGGTATTGATAACTTTGTTGGTGATTCCTTTGTTGGAACCGATGAACAAAGACTTAAGTACCAGTTTGTAACGACAAAAAGAGAAAAACTTCATCTTCAGGATAATCTAACTCTTATTGAAGGTGACTTTAACGAAGTTGCAGAAACCTGGGATAAAAAAATTGATATTCTTCACATTGATGGAAGTCATAAGTATGAAGATATTAAACAAGATTTTGAAACCTGGAGTAAATTTTTAAATGATGATGGTGTAATTTTAATGCACGATACTTGTGTAGAAAATTATAATGGAAATGAATATGGAGTAAAAAGATTTTTTGAAGAGATTGATTTACCTAAAGTAACCTTTACTCATTGCTTTGGTCTTGGTGTTGTTTCTAAAAATGCACAATTAATTGAAACTATTAAAAACCAATTTAATCTATGAAGATTACAATTCCAGTATCAGTCGGTGAATTATTAGATAAGATTACTATTTTACAAATTAAATCTTTATTCACCGACGATGAATATGTTCAAAAGGAATTGGAAGAACTTTATAGAATTAAAAGTACTCTTACTCAATACACTTTAGAATATGAAGTGAGATTGAAGAAAGTTAATGAAAAACTTTGGAAAATAGAGGATCAGTTGAGAAAGTTGGAGAAAGAACAAAGATTTGATGAAGAGTTCGTTGAACTTGCTCGTAGTGTTTATAAATTAAATGACCGAAGAGCACAGATAAAAAAAGAAATAAATGAACTGACTAATTCAAACTATAAAGAAATTAAGATTTATTGAAACTTGATTTTTATATAAAAATCAGTTATAATGCTAAGTAATAAATAATCCAAATCATTCATATTTTTATGGCAGTAGATGAACTGAACTTTGTAAAACTTGCTTTAGAGAATGGAGGATCAATTCATCCACTTATTCTTCCACACGAAGAACTTAAGGGACCAGCACTCACAAACCCTTCAATTTATCTTGATGGAGATAAGTTACTAGTTAATCTTAGAAACATTAATTACACTCTTTATCATTCAGAAAAAAGAAAATTTGAACATCCTTGGGGCCCTCTCGTTTATATTCATCCAGAAAACGATTGGCGTCTTCGCACTTGGAATTATCTGTGCGAAATGGATGATAATATGAGAATCAAATCTTATCATCGTATAGACACCTCAAGTTTTCCCGATAAAGAACTTTGGGATTTTGTGGGATTAGAAGATTGCCGTATTGTTCGTTGGAACAATAAACTCTATATGACTGGAGTAAGGAGGGATCTGGATACGATTGGAACGGGTCGTATGGAACTTTCCGAAATTGAATTTACCGAAAATGGTGTAAAGGAAGTAAGTCAACATCGTATTCCTGCCCCACCTCCAGACCAAGAGTATTGCAACAAGAACTGGATGCCTATTCTTGATATGCCATATCATTATGTGAAATGGACAAATGGTACTGAAATTGTTAGATATAATATTGATACGAATACTACAGAGACTGTTCTAAGAAGAGATTGGAAAGATTTTGGAACCACTGATCTTCGTGGTGGTTCTCAGATTATTCCTCTGGGTGACAATTATAGATTCTGTTTGACTCACGAAACTTATCTGACTCAAAGTGCCGCTGGAAGAAAAGATGGTGTGTATCGTCATCGTTTCATTGTCTGGGACAAGGAATGGAATATTGTTAAAGTATCAAGGCAATTCTCATTTATGAATGCCGAGATTGAATTTGCCGTTGGTATGGTAGAATATAAAGGTAATTATCTGATTACTTTTGGGTATCAAGATAATGCAGCATATTTGGTTAAGGTATCCAAAGAATTTGTATTGGATTTTATTGGGATTGAAAATACATCAGAATCTCAACCAGAATCATTTCCGCCATTCACTGGATATCCTACAGAATCATTAGAAGGTCATATCTATTATACAAATGAAGAATGGACTTCACGACCTTTTTATGTCAACATTATTGAATTTCTCAAAGAAAGACAAATCAAATCAGTTCTAGATGTAGGTGGATGCACTGGGGAAGTTCCTAAAATTATGTTTGATAAAATTTCATCATTGGAGACTGCTTTGATTCTTGAACCAGTATCAGTAAACTTTAATTTTATTCAAGATAGATTTAAGAACGAATATCGTATTAAAGTAATTAATAAAGCACTTTATTATGGTGCTGACTTCATTTCATTGGGTCAATCTGATGGAAATGTAGGTGGATATAATATGCATTCCGATAATCATAATGTACAGTTCAACGACATTCCTACAACGACTTTAGAGAATCTTCCGAAATACGATTTCCTTAAGATTGATATTGAAGGTGCCGAAAGAAATATACTAGAAAATGCAAGTTGTTTTGTAGACTTCAAATATATTGCAATTGAATTCCACGATGAAATGGGAAGTACTTGGCCAGAATTGGTTGAGAAATATATTCCCACTCATAAGATTGCGGTGGATGGTAGATTGTATGGAAACCCAGAATCAGTATTGCTTGAATTGAAATAATGGAACATATTTGCGGAAGTGATAATTTTGGTGAAGGTTGGTTTTCTTATCCCAATCTTTACTCTAGAGTTGCAAAACGATTTCCTTCGGGAAGTCGTTTCGTAGAAGTTGGTTGTTGGAAAGGTAAATCGGCAGCATATATGTGCGTTGAGATTGCCAATTCCAATAAGGACATTGAGTTCTTCTGTGTAGATACTTGGGAAGGAAGTGTTGAGCACGAAGGAATGAAAGAGTTGCCAAAACTCTATGATATTTTTATTGACAACATGAGACCTGTTGAGCAATATTATTTTCCTCTCAAGATGACTTCTCTTGAGGCAGTAAATAAATTCAAGGATAATTCTCTTGACTTTGTTTTCATTGATGCTTCTCATGAGTATGAGGATGTTAGAGATGATATTATTGCTTGGTATCCTAAAGTCAAACCAGGTGGAATTATTGCTGGTCATGATTATTATCACGAAGAATACGATTGGTTTCCAGGTGTAAAACGAGCAGTTAATGAATTGCTGACTGAATTTATTTCCGATGAAAAGTGCTGGATTCACTATAAACCAGATCCATCTAAACTGAAAAATCTACCTCCAGTTCATTATATTAGTGTTGAGTATTGTACCGAAAGAAGAGAAAAACTACATCAAAAGTTTGCTCAGTTTGGTATTGAGAATATTACAGGTCACATTTTTCAAAAGTATGATGATACTCAGCACGAAATTATATCAGATTATATTGATTATCTGACTATCGGTAGTAGAGGTCCTGTTACTTCACACCTGAAGGCAATTAAAGAATGGTATGATAATACTAAGGAGGAAGTTGCTTTCTTCTGTGAAGATGATTTAAGTATGGACTTAATCCAATATTGGAACTTTACTTGGGATGATTTTTATAATAGTCTTCCTGATGACTGGGAGATTGTTCAACTTGCTTGGTTGAGGTATGAGTTTAATACATTTAAGATTGGTTTCCGCAATCGTTGTTGGTGCGATTGGTCTGGTTGTGCGTATCTTATTAAAAGAGGATTTGTCAAAAAACTAATTGATACATATTATTATGATGGTAAGTTTCATCTAGATGTAAAAGGTGAGGATATTCATCTTAGAGAAGATTGGGCAAAGGTTCCTGTAATTGAAACAATTATATTCTCAGCATTAGGTAAAGTCTATACTGCTCCCTTATTCACTGAAGATTTGAGTTTCCTACCTTCATATCTAGACCCAAATACAGAGGAGGGAAAGAAACAACCAATTCACGAGGCTCATTATGAATCTTATGACAATAATGTAGATTGGTGGAGAAATATTGGTTCTACTCAAACAATTGAAGAATTTATGAGGGAATGATTAATAAACTAATAAAAATGAACAAAATTACTAATCGCATAAAATAATGAAAAATAACAAACTTGAAAACTTTCCATCAGTCTACTATGTTTCATTAGAAGAAAGCGTAGATAGGCAGCAAAATTTAGAGAAGCAGTTTGCCGAATATGGAATTACTCCAAAGGCAGTTATATCCAAAAGATATTCTGAGTCTGATGATGAAATTACCGGAAAATTTTTAGACCAAATGAATGGAGGGACAATTGGTTGTGCAGTCTCTCACATTAAGGCAATTCGTAGATGGTACGAAGAAACCGATGAAGATTATGGATTCTTTTGTGAAGACGATTTAAGTCTTGAAACCATTCAATATTGGGACTTTACATGGGAAGAGTTTATTGAAACAATTCCCGAAGATTCCTTATATGTGCAGTTACTAGTAATCAGAGATAACTATGAAACATTTGAAATAAGAAAAAAATTATGGGATGATTGGGCGGCAACTGCATATATTCTTACACGAGATTATGCAAAACTCTTGATTGATAGCTATTGTCGGGGCGAAAAAAAGTTTCATCTTGAAATTCCCGGTGTTAATAATTATGCAGTTCCTCTGGTTGAAAATATTTTATTTGAAACAATTAATAAAGGTGGTTCCGTAATTCCTTTATTTGTAGAAGATATCAAGTTTGCTACTACATTTTCCCCAGAGGAAGATGGGGAAGTTGAAAATAATCAAAAAAGAGGTCATTATGAGTCAAGAGAAACTGTTCTAAATTATTGGAAAAACAAAGAACAAATGAAATCATTTGCAGTTGAGAAAGTAGAAGAAAAAGAAGAAGAACCTCAAGATTTTACGATGAATCAGATTGAGTATCTTCTTACACAATATACTAATGACCCAGAAAATGCCGAAAATAATCTCAAAGTGGGTGCTTGGTATTGGAATCAAAGGCATACTGCACCTGCACTTTCATACTTTTTAAGATGTGCAGAAAGAGCAGAAGATCCAAATCTTGCTTATGAGGCACTATTATGGGCTCATTTTTGCTATGAAATGCAAGGAACAAGAGATTTGACTTCCCGTGGTTTACTTCAACATGCAGTATACACCTTACCAAATCGTCCAGAAGCATATTATCTTCTTGCTAAGTTTCATAGTAAGAGAGAGCAGTGGACTGATGCTTATATTATAGCAACTCAGGGTTTGAATTTAACAGAAAAGGATTTACCTCCACTTAAACATGATGTTGGATATCCTGGAACTTATGGTCTTCTGTTTGAAAAAGCAGTTTCTGGTTGGTGGTGGGGTAAAAACGAAGAGTCTGGTTTAATCTTTAAGGATTTGTATGAGAACCACGATATGCAAAATGAGTATCGTGGTTCGGTTTTGGACAATCTTAAAAAGTATTTTCCAAGTTATTTGGTTCCGGACAATTTTGATTGGGGAGGAACAGATCCAGAATATGCTCAGATGTTTACCAATGAGAATTTTATTGAGAGAACATATGAGAAACATTGTCGTATTAAGACGGGAGACATTGTAATTGATGCCGGTGCAAACTGCGGTTCATTTACATATTCAATTTTAGGTAAAAATCCCAAGCAAGTATATTGTGTTGAACCTTCCAATACTCTTATTCATTCTCTGAAAAAGAATGTTGGGCATGGTCCAGTAACTTTCATTAATAAGGCAATTTCAGACTTTGAAAGTGATAGTGTTGTGATTGCTGATAGGGGTGTCTACATCTATGAAAATAATGGAAATGAATATTCCACAACAACATTTAAAAAGATTATTGAAGAAAACAACATTACCCAAGTTGATTTTTTAAAGATTGATTGTGAAGGTGGAGAGTATTCTATTTTTACGAAAGAAAACTACGATTTTATTATTAAAAATGTCAAGCACTGTGCTGGAGAATGGCACATTAATGACCATAAAGATGCAATAGAGAGGTTCATTGAATTCCGAGATTTATATCTCACCAAATGTAACTTACTTCACGTTTATGAAAGAAGCGGTAAGGAAGTTACCGAACACATCTTTGATGATACCTACCTCTACGGATTCAGAGAATATTGGAAAGATACTTATCTTGGACAGTTTATTATCTACTTTACCTTTAATAATTCAACCGAAGATAGTGTAGATGTTGTTGAAGTCAGTGAAAGTGAGAAAATAGACATTATTCTTCAAGGTAAATATACTGAATACACTGATGAGATTATTGATGAGTATTTAAGAGTACCTTTTGTAAATAATATAATCGTTTCTTGTTGGGGGGATGATAGGCCCGACCATTATCGCTCACCAAAAGTTAAATATGTTAGAAGTGTATATCCATTAACTCCGGGAACTTGCAATAAAAATTTACAGATTACAACATCTTTTGCCGGAATTAAACTCTGCGAAACAAAGTTTTCTGTAAAGATGAGATCCGATCAAAAATATAATTACAATAGTATGATGAGTATGTATGAATTTTTTATGAAAAATCATACAAATGATAATATTTTTGTTGCAGGAATGTTTCCTTCATTACTTTTTCATCCAAGAGATCACATTTATTGGGGAGAAACAAAGGATCTTTATTGCTTGTTTGATATTCCTTTGGAGTATAATAGTCTTATTGATAAAGTTCGTATTGGAAAATATGAACTTGCAGAATATTCAAACTATTTGACACGACCTGAGACTTATATTGGAGCACATTACTGTGCTAAATTTGATGACTGTGTTAAGAAAATGCTGATTGAACCTGAGAAATACCTTTATGATGATGCAATTAATTGGCAATATGCTAAGGATTTTAGTGATAGAATAACTCCTTTAATTTTTAAATCTTTTTCAAGAAAATGTATAGATTTTGATTGGACCTGCAAACCGGGATTTACAATTCAATCATATCTGGATGTCTGTTCTTGGCACGAAGATGGTTTTTAATATAAATTAAATATACTTACTAAAGAGGAAAATAAAATGAACTTTGCCGTATATACTAAGAATGATTGCCCATATTGCTATAAAGTCAAACAGGTACTAGAGTTGACAGGAAAGAACTTTGTGGTGTATAATTTGGGAGATGACTTCACTAAACAAGAGTTCTATGCGGAGTTTGGGGAAGGTTCTACATTCCCACAAGTTATTTGTGATGATAAAAAACTTGGCGGATGTACTGATACTGTTAAATTTCTGAAGGAACAACAGATTGTATAATGCCAGACATAAATAATAGCATAACACCCAATCGTGGTGTAGAACTTATACTTACTGGAGGAAAAAGAAAACAACCTAAACTTTTTCATCTTATATTCGAGAAGATAATTTCCTTTTTCAAACGAGAAGTAACCATCTATCTTGAATTTTCGATAAAGTCAAGGAAAGTCGAGTAGTTTCCCAGGAGAACAAAAATGTTGGCAACTAGTTTAGTTATAGGTTCATTCTTAACCGTACTATTTTTTGTAATGGGTCTATTGTTAGGTTGGGTCAGTAGAGAATATATGATGACTCATCAGGAAGGACCAAAGCAAATTGCCTATCATCCGGAGTTTTATAATAAGGACGGAGATCTTATTGATGAAGAAATTGTTTCTGTAAGATTTGAGCCAGGATATTTTGATGATGGAGATGAAGATCTTGACGACGATGAAGAATAAACTCTAAATATCATTACAATTATAATTACATATTAAACAATTATGACAGCGACAAAGGCAAAAGCAAAACCAAAAACAACCGCCTCAGTAAACGAAGATTTACCGGCAAATCCTTTTGTATTTGAGATTTTAAATCTTGTATCCAAGCAGAGGACCAACATTAAAAAAGTTGAGATTCTGAAAAAATATGCAGATCCATCACTCAAAGCAATTTTTATTTGGAACTTTGATGAGAGCGTAATATCTGCTCTTCCAGAAGGAATTGTTCCATACTCAAGTGTTGGGGAGCAAAATTCATTCAGCGGAACTCTAAGTGAAAAAATAGAAGATGCCGTGGGTAAAATGAGTGAAATGGGTTCTAATTCACTTGGTTCTCAAGACCAAGGATTTTCTTCAATTCGTAAAGAGTACACTAGATTTTATAATTTTGTAAGAGGTGGAAATGATGGACTGAGTTCTCTTCGTAGAGAAACAATGTTTATTAATGTACTGGAGGGTCTTCATCCTCTAGAGGCAGAAATTCTATGCCTAGTAAAGGATAAGAAACTTCAAACTAAATATAAGATTACAAAAGAAATTGTTGCTCAGGCATATCCAGAAATTGTGTGGGGAGGTCGTTCGTGAGTAGAGTTCGTAATGTAGAAAGCAATATCACCGAGGAGAAAACTACTATGGAATGGACTCCGGAAGAAAAGAAAGATATTCCTCCTCGTTATGGGTGTGAGATTCTGATTGAAAACGCATCACTTGCTCAGGTTAAAGATCCTTCTTTTCCTAATGATGCATATATCGTATCTTATACATTAAAGGGAAACTCTTATATGGATTTGTGTCGTGGTACAAGAGTTAAAATCTTTGATATGTATTATGATAAGTTCGGCCCAGATGTAGTTACAAAAATTGATTGGGGATATGGAAGAGTGTCTCCTAAGATTTGGGGATACAGAGCACCCGAAAAGAAAAAGAGAAAGTGATTTCCCATATCGGGCAAAAAAATTCCCCCAAAATTTTTGCTCCTTAAGGTTTTTAAAACAGTAGCGTACTGATACATTTTTAGTATCGGTTGCTACTTTTTTGATTTTGTGGTAATATATATTGTATCGTTCATCTGGAATAATCCAGACGGAAGTAAGCCGACGCGGAACGGATCGTTCATTCGCTATTCGCAAATAGCGAACGCAAACGCCGACTGAAGGAACGCTCTTTAACCTAAAAACTAAGGAGAAAACCTAATGTCACAAGTCGTATATCGTGGTGTCTCTTATGACACCGAAGTTCGTCGCCAGCAACAACAGCAGGCGCAACAGCAACCCCAACAGTATAATGAGACTTATCGTGGGGTTAAGTTTGTAAAGGAGGCGAAGTGATGAAAAAACTCAACTTCCTACAACTTATCAAAGAACAAAAACAAAAAGAACAGCGTCGTCATTTAGCACAATTAGCACAACTAATCGGAGCAAAATAATGGCAAATCTCATAGTCTCAATGAGTGCCGGAATAGTTCTTTTGACTATTATTTTATCAATGTATATTCAGTGGCTTTATAAGTGATATTTTTCTAAAGAGAGGATTGACAAGTCCTCTCTTTTTTTGTATAATCAAAACAGAATATTAATCTAAATGGATAAGGACAAACTTAAATTAATTATTCGGAATATGGAACTGCTCTTGGACGCACTCAAGGCAGAAGTATATCCAGATACTCAGCAATATAAGTATGATGATATTCGTCCAGAAGAAGTTGACTATGATGAGGTTTTTTAACTAATGTCTTTAAGAGCAAAAAAACTTGTAAAATTGTTGGAAAGATTGATTAGGCAGGACCACCTATATTCCGATGAACAACTTAAGCAAATGAAATCACAACTGCGAGTTGTAAAAGAAGAACTTGCGGAACTAGAAGCAAAAACATCAAAAGGATTTGGAAAATGAAACCAATTAAAGCAAAAGACCTTCTTGAACTTGACCAACATATGAAAGTTGTGATGCTTCGTCAGACACAACTTCCTCAAACTCTGGTTTATCAGGGAGGTAAGAATGATTATAGTGAAGACCCCATTCATACTAAGTTTCCTCCAAGTGAGAAGGACTGTGGTAAGTGGGTG